TCACAATGGAAAACCTCAACGCCTCCGATCCATTCCATCCTGACAATATGCCAGTCGCGGGGCACGAGCCCAAGACACAGGTTGTCCGGATCCCGGACAGCAACGAACTTGACAATCTCATTACTGATAATAACGCCCCCGCCCCTCAATTGGCCGAGGCTGAGAATGCCACTAAATACGGCGAGGGGCGATGGGAACCAGATGTCCTAAAGCCTCGTCATCGTGAGATTCTGAGGCGCGTTTTTGAGGGCTCATCCTACCAGGACATTGCCGATGCTATGGGCATCCATAAGCAAACGGTCATGCTAGTTGCAACCTCCAAGCTCTTTCGAGAAGAGCTCGCAAAGATGGAATCTCGTGCTGACTATACCATCGTCTCCCGTGCTGACTCTATGGCCAACGAAGCCTTAGATAAGATCAAAACTCTCATGAGATCATCTCGCTCTGAGTTCCTCCAGAAGCAATGTGCAGAGCGTATTTTGGATACTGCTGGCTATTCTAAGGTAGAAAGGAAAATCCTTGGAATCGTTACAGGTGAAGACGTCATACGAGAACTTAACAAGCGCAAACGCGAAGCCACCTCCATTGCAGGGGATGGTGGAGGACCAGCCCTACCTGAGATTGATTTGGGTGATGGGTCGGATATCTTGCCTTGATGCCATTGGCGCACGTCATTTTGATCTATTAGTGGAGGATACTTATGAAGCCAACCAAGTCGAAGAAGCAGTCAAAAGAGCAAAAAGACTCAGAAAAGAAAGAACGCTCAAAGTCAAGCAAGGCAGACCGAAAAGAAGATCGTATGGGGAAGACACGGAAAGGGTCGCGGAGTTATTAGACAACTACGCGAACAGCGGGCAAAGAGGTTAAAGATCTCAGATGGGTGGCTTAGCTGATATATTAGGGAAGCAGGACTACGAGAGGCATCAGGGCGTGATCAAACCAGCCCTCCGCCCCTCAGATCATCACCCTCAGTTTAAGGGCGTCCCTGAAACAGGGCGCTATGAGGATGGGATCAATAAGGCTGAACAGATCAGCCGTAACATGGAAACCTACTTCAATAATCCCTGGGCCATGATTGAGGACGGCCATATCTGGACCTTAGATGAAGCTGACAAACTAAATCCCGTAAAGCCCTTCCCTGATACCAAGTGGAACAAATGGATAACTGAGCAATGGCTCTCTCGTGATCTCATCTCCCTCTTCAAATCAAGGCGTATGATGATTTCCTGGCTCTTCATCTATCTCCATCTTTGGATGGTCTTATTCCTTGAGGGTCGATCTGTCTTCTTCGTCTCTGATAAGGAGGAGAAAAGTGACGAGCTCATTGACAGAGTTGAGTTCATCTACAATCACATACCTGATGACGTTATGCTTAAACCCGTTGCTAAGCGAACGTACTGCCACTTTGAAGTGCCAGGACTCAACAATTACATACTCGGTGTCGCACAAGGAGCTCGCCAGCTTGCTCAATATACAGCGTCAGCTCTTTTCTTTGATGAGTTCGCACACTGGGAACGAGCGCGAGAAACGTTTATGGCAGCTAAACCAACTATTGATGGTGGTGGAAAGGTAACCCTCGTATCATCACCAAAGGAAGGATTCTTCAAAGAACTATGCTTCGATCAAGTCCGTTGATCAAAGAGCACATACTCAACAGTCTGCTGATTGGCGGGCTATTGTTGGTGATTAGTATGATGACTGGATGTACTGGCATATTGTTCACTGATGCTCTCCGTCGTGGGGATAAGTTATCCAAAGAAGAGATCGCAGCTTACGAATCTGTTGGCATGGTCGTCGTAGGTTGTATAACTGCCAATGGCCCGCCGCCAATAGGCGCAACTACATGGCTCATCTTCCCGAAAGGACAATCATTGAGTGGGATCAATTTCACTGATGGGTGTCACCTTAGACAATAGTTTAGGAGGATTTATGGCTCTTACAGTTCTATTACTGTTCGCCGTTGCTGCCTTGATAACTTCCATTATGGAAGCCCTGGGCAAATGCCCCTCATTCGTTCCAGTCATTATCTTGTCAGTTGGACTGCTTGTCCTGGCAGCTGTTCCACTGAAATAAGATTCAATGAAAATCACCTCCTTAGACCTTCCCTCATCTGTTGAGGCTCTTGGGACAGTCCGCGAGGAATTGCCTGAGGCTATCAACGTTGATGAGATAATGACGGGCCTGAAATGTTGGGAGAACCCCATCAACAGGTTTTTCGTCATCCGCCTTCACAGAAGCGCTGATCCTAAGAAGCGGTTGAAGGAATGGGAGGAAAAGACTCGCGCCGGTATGGACACTGCCAACTGGTTGCGTGAGTACGAGCTAGTGTGGGAGGCTCTGAATGGCAGGGCCGTCTATCAGGATGAATGGAGTCACGATTTCCACGTCTCAAAGACCTCCTTGGGATGGAACCCTAACCTCGCCATCGGAAGGGGCTGGGACTTCGGACTCTATCCAGCTTGTATCTTCTGCCAGCTTTTCCCACACTCTCGTCTTATTGTGATTAGGGAATGTATTGGTGAGGACATCGATACCGAGAGGTTCATGTATGAAGTCGATCGCCTCAGCGCTGAATGGTTTCCTAACGCTAGATTCGTTGAGTTCGTTGACCCTACAGGAAAGAATAGAGTTGGGACGGATGGCAGAACATATACTCAGCTCCTTGCCAGAAAACCCCTTCGTGCGAAGAAGATATATCTTGGAGCTAACGCGCCTGTTGCTCGTCGAACTGCGGTCATCGACTTCCTTAAGGAGAATGTCAAAGGCCAACCGGCTCTCCTTGTTGATCCGTCGTGTGAGATGTTGGTCAAAGGCTTCAACGGAGGATACATGTACGCCTACCTCCAAGGAACCTTAAAGACCAAACCAGAGAAGAATATCTTCTCTCATATCCATGATGCCTTGCAATATCTCTGCTCAAAGGTTCGCACTGTTGATATGAAGGTCAACCTTGCCACGGTCAAGCCCGTCGAACCAAGATTTGGCGGCCGTACTCCATCACCTATTCCTCAAGTGGAAGGAACATATGGCAGGTAAACCAGCCAACTATCACGAAGCAAATCCTCGAGGAGGCTACGTTAATGGCAAGGTCAAGGATGACTCTAAGCCATGGGATTCTGCGGCTTTGGGATTCTCCGATAGGGAAAGTGGCGTCCCGATCTACAACTCCGAAGATATTGCTGATGCTCTCAGTGAGTATAATCTCAAGCGCTTTTTTAGTGCTATGTTGGAGGAAGCTAAGAAACTCGCCGCACCTAGAGTGGAGGTACGTCGAAGGTGTTGGGCGCTTTATAATAACGAGTACGACTGGTCAGACAAAGCCTGGTGGCAGCACCGAGCTCCTATACCAAAAGTTAGAGCAGCCGTTGACAAGGCAGTAGCCCTCTTCCGAAAAACCCTTCTGAGGATGAACCCATTCTACGGCATTCAAGCTGAAAGTAGGATGGGCAGAACTAAGGGAAGATTCACCATGTTGCTGACGGACTATCACTTTGATCAGTCCGCCGTCATCGAGTCCCTAGTTGATGCATTCAAAGTCGGTCTGATAACCTCTGAATCCATCCTCAAAATCTGGTGGATGCGCACAAGGGATTTCAGACCAGAACTCAACATCACTCAGAAGGAAGAATATACATATGAGTTTGGTGTGCCAACAGGGAAGTCTGTCAAGGAGATTCGTGAAGCATCCTTGGCAAAATATGAGAAGGGAAAGTTAGGCGTTGCCTGCGTCAATCCTGATAACTATTGGATTGTTCCTGGAACTCGTAATAGAATGTCAATTGAGCGCGATCAAGCTACTTTGAATGAAATTGAGTCTTTGGCAGATGAGGGCATTTATGACAAGGAGGCAGTCACGCGCCTCCGTGACAAGCTCTCCTCTGCCACTACGATTCAAGAAGATACTACGCCGCAGATCACTAAAGAAGGCGCGCCGGCCACCACGACGTATCTCCGTCCAGTAGATTTGTGGCACTTCTGGGGGGACATCTACGATGTACAAGGAAAACTGGTTAAGTGTGATGCGTCGTTTACTCTCGCAAATCAGGATATCCTCATCCGTAAGGCCAGGGATAACCCTTTTTTCCATAAGGATCCACCATATGTTCTTGGAACTCCTTATAAGGTACCCTTCTCGACCTATCATCGCGGAATGGTTGAGGACGTTATGGAGTTGGCGACCGCCATCACCGAGATGGCTAATCTCATTGCAGATGGCGCGCTTTACGATGCCCTCAAAGCGTTCTCAGTGGATATTGACCAGCTCGATGATCCCTCTGAGGCAAGGCAGGGTTTATATCCTGGCAAAGTGTTTATACGTAAGTCAGGCTCTGCAGCTTCTCCAAATGAACAACTTGTTCAGACAGTCGATGTTGGCAAAGTTCCTCAAGAAGCGATGAGCATGATAAGTTTGTTTGAGAAGTACTACGCTGAGGGCTCTTACATTAATGAGTGGGTCGCCGGCCAGGGCGGGAAGGGAGATCGAACACTTGGCGAAGTCAACATTAAAACTCAATCTGCACTCGAAGGACTTGATGAGTCAGCCAGAAATCTTGAAGTCACTCTCATCGAGCCAACCCTCGACATGGCGACAAGGGTTATCTATCAGTTTCACGAGGACTATACGATCCCTCGTCTTATGGATAACTATCCTAATATCGCCGTTATGCTTCAAGGTATGCAGCCTGCCGAGCGTTATTCAGTCATGGTTGGGGACTTCTCATTCAAGATGAGGGGCTTAAGCCTGATGATTGAACGCCAGCAACGAATCGGGGAGCTCAAGGAGATTCTCCAACTGCTGAGTTACTTGCCAGGATTTGTTGAGCGTCTAAATCCAGACGCTACGTTGGAGGAAGTTCTCATGCCTTTAGGTTGGGATCCTTCCAAACTCCTAATAAATCCAGCACAGGCGGCAGTAACTACACCGCAGCCCGGCGCGGTGCCCCAGCCTCCCATGATCCCGCCAGGCGCCCCTCCTGGTATGGAGCAGAGAAATGCTATGGAGGGAGCTCGCATGGGAGGAGCCAGAAATAATCCAGTTGCGCGAGGAGGCAATCCACAGTATTCACGGCCCGTCAACAATGGCCCTATGAGGCCTCCTATGAGAGGTGGCGCACCAATGCCTCCACCACGTCCGGTTACCGGACAGCCGCCAATGCAAGGTGGCCCCTTACAACAACAGCTCTTAGGAGCTCTTAGATTTATGATGGCCAGGAATCAAGGGCGTAACTTGTTACAGCCTCCACCGCAACAGCAATGATCTTTTTGCTTGTAGGGTGGATTTTATTCAGTCAATTAGATGGAGTCAGTCCAAGCGCATACTGTAAGGAAGAGATTTCCACTGGAGCTTATGGACCTTGTGCAATTGTCGTCGGACAAGAAACAGACCCAGAATTTGGAACTGTCACTGAAATCTGGGAGTGGGGAACTGGTACTGACAATCCCATTAGGTGGGCTGGACCTCCTTTCTGTATCGAGGGATGGCTTCCAAGTTCAGATGAAGCAATCAAGATGGACGTTGGAGCTTGTCGGTGGCGTTCAGTCCCAGCCTCACCACCCACTCCACCAGACGGCTTAGGGATATTTTATGACTGAATACACCTTTCATCAATTCATGTTCGATCTATGTCGTAACTTCAATGGCTCCATCTCCTCAACACATAGAACTGTTGGCCACAACAAACTGGTTGGTGGAGCTTCTAACTCTCAACATCTTGGATTTAAGGCTGCTGACCTCGTGCTGGACGACCCTGGCCTCAACAAGCCCAAAGTTCTCCGTCTATGTGCCGAGCGAGGACTGTGGACTCTTGATGAAGGAGATCATCTTCATATTGACGACCGAAATAACGCGGAGGATAAAAGATAATGCCCTCACCAATCATGAAATACTTTGAATATTCACATCTACCTGAGAAATTGCAAGCGATTAGTAAGCCTATAGGAGAACTAGCCAAGCAGATGGATAACTCCTTGCCAGACTGCGCGGAGAAATCGGCTGGCTTAAGGAAGCTTCTAGAAGCTAAAGATTGTTTGGTAAGAGCACTTCTTTAAGGAGGAGAAAATATGCCATCTGTTAGTAAAGTTCAACGTCGCTTCATGGGCATGTGTGAGCACGCAGATCATCCCCCTGCGAACTGCCCTAACATGACCAAAGAGCAGTTTCATGACTTTGCATCAACACCTGAGAAAGGATTGCCTTTCAGGGCCAGTAAAAAAGCGAAAGAGGACCTCGCTAATGGCTACCGAAAGCGATAAAATCCGTCCAATCTCGGCTAGAATTGAGGCAACGGAGAAACTTTACAACGAGGCCGAGCTTGGGGCCTCCGCAGATACGGTGCTGCGTGCCCTCGATCCAATGATCGAGAGAAGATTGGGTCAACTCCTCGACCAATTTTCTGCCTGCGCCCCCGAGCTTGGTCCTCTTCTTGACCTTAGAGCAAAGATCACTGAGGTTTGGCGCATGCGTAAGGATATTTTGATCTCTCGAGAGCGTGGTAGGAGGAGTTGGGAGGTCTTACAGTCCACCTTGTTATCGAAAGGAGGCCAAAATGGAGCATAAGGGGCTCTCAGGGCTGATAGTTTTATACAAAAAGTTCGATTCTTGCTACTGTCCAGCCTTGATAACCCAAGAAAATAGTGATACGACAGTAAATATGACCCTATATCTGGAAAAGGGGGATCTTCAACATAAAATGAACGTCTCCCAAGGCCATGAAATAGGGCAATGGTGCCATACTGGCATAGATTCAACCAATTAAGGAGTATAAAATGGCAGATCAAAAAGATCCAACAGCAAAAGATAAGCCTCAGGATCAAACAACCGCAGCTCATGGCCAATCAGCCGCTGCTCACGATCCGCATGATGTTAGACCGCATCAAGATGCTATGCGGCAACATATAGTGGATCATTTCAAGGCCATTATGGATAAGTGTAGCGCCATCCTTAATGACCCGAACTCGGCACAAACCCTGAAAGACGAAGCTCAGGAAACTTATGATGACATGGTAGCTAACCTGAGCAAATTTCAGGTCAAATATGGCGTAACTCCAAAGTAAGGAAAGGGAAATCATGGCACAAGCAGGAAATCCTGGGACGCCTCCGGCCGCCGGAGCCCCAGATGCGCAGGGTGGCACAACTCCAGTCGGTAGTGATGGTGGTCAAGCCAAGAGATTGATCGCTGGCAAGTATGAAACGATTGAGGACGCCGTTGAACAGGGCATCTTTGGCATGGAACAAGCCTTCCATAAGACCAGAGAGGACCTGGCAAAGGTGACTCGTGTCTTAGAGCATGTCGTCTCTGGAGGAAATCAACCTCCAATGGATAATCGTGGTGGTTATGCACCAGTAGGGACGGGGGGACGAGGTGGCAATGACTATGGCCGCGCTCCTAACAACGATCCAGACTATGTTGACCCTGCCGCTTTCATAGTGAATCCTGGGCAGGTTCTCCAAGCGCGTGATGCTCGCATCTTGCGTCAGGTCGCGGGCGTTGTTGAGAACGTCGTTACTAACGCTATGGTCGTCTCCGAGTTCAAGCGCCAGAATCCCGATCTGGTACCTCACGAACGAATCGTTAGAGCGTTCATGAACGAAACTGATCCCTCAAAGGGATATTCTGAACGCCTATCTGACGCTGCTCAGATGACAAAGCGTTATCTAGCTGAAGTCCGCGGCAATCAAGGCAACAACAACCCACCACCTGCTGGAGGAAACTTCGTCGAATCTCCAAGAGGGGCTGGTGGTCCTGGTGGACAAGTCCCATTAGGCTCTACTGTACCTCCTGGTTCACAGGATGAGGAGGAAAAGGAGCTAATGGAATATATCTCTGAACGTAACAAGGACCTTTCTGCTCGCTTTGGGATTAAAACCTAAAGGAGTAATAAAAGATGCCTGGGCAAAATTGGACTGTATCCTCTGATGGGGGATACCTAGCCAATAAGCCGCTTAGCTCTAAACTCCGCTACGTCAATACCGCGCAGTACGTGTTCCGTCAGTTTACACGTCCTGAGCCTGGTTTTGGCAAGCAGAGGGGTGAGAGCATCGACTTCGATAAGATTTCGATGGCAGTCACCCAAGGCGGCCAAATTGGTGAGTTTCAGGATATTCCTGAGACTAAGTTCTCAATCACGAAGGATAACCTCCAAGTGACTGAGTGGGGTAATTCTATCCCGTGGACTGGCAAGTTGGAAACTCTTTCTGAGTTCAACCCTAACCAACCTGTTCAGAAGGTTGTCCTGAACGACGAGAAGCAGGTCCTTGACCTTGCAGTTGCAACTGAGATGAAAACATCGAAGTTGTGCTACATTGCCACTGGTGCTGCTACGCAGACCTGGGACGTTGATGGTACGGCCTCAACAACTGCGACAACCAACTTCAACTACTTCCATCTTAAGGAGATGGTTGATGCAGCCGAAACAGGGCTCTTTGGCAGTGGGAATACGGGAAAGATTATTCCTAAGTTCCCTGACGGGAAATATGTTGTCATCCTCTCAGTCAAGGCTAAACGAGGCCTGTTCGACGATCCTGAGTTCCAGGAAGCAGCAAAGTTTGCATACCCGCGCAAGCTCTTCAATGGTGAGATCATGGAGGAGACTGTCTACGGGTGTCGTTTTGTTGTTACTGATAACTCTGATGCTCTTAGCAACTCAAAGGGTACTAACGCCATCGGGGAAGCTCTCCTCCTTGGAGACGATTCAGTCGTTGAGGGAGTGGCTCTTAAAGAAGAGCTGCGGTACAAGCTCGCGGTCAAGTATGGCCGTGATAAAGGTCTAGCTTGGTACGCCATCCTTGGGTTCAAGAAGCCGTGGGACTACGTCACTGACGGCGAGGAACACATCATCAGATTTACCTCTGCGTGATCGGAAGGTGGTTAGTTTATGGCATCAGCTGCATTTGTTACTGTCTCTTCGATTAGCACTAATTCCGTCTGGTACAGAGTGCAAGTGAAGGGAACTAATGTTAGCAAAAACATGGAGTTCACTCCAACCTTTGCAAGTAACGAAGCGACTATCCAGTCCGACCTACTTGCAGCGGTCATTTCATTTTGCTTGTCAGACCTTGGAATTACTGTTACCGCAGATGACATAGTATTTGTTGGTGCGCCAGCTAAACTAGCCGCTGTCTAACAGAGGAGAAAGGAGAAAGTAATGAGTTTTGGTGACAATCACATGTTCATTCCTAATCCGCTGACGACTGCATCCAACTCCCTCGCCGAAGAAGTGACTTCTACAGGCAAGGTCGAATATGTTGCTCCAGCAGATTTGGATATTGAGGAATTTGGAGTTCTGATCGCAGTCACTCTAGGGAACACGATCACCACTGCCACCGGCTTTGTGCTTTGTAAGGTCGACGCTGCAGGGACTGAAACAGTCCTCGAGCGCCTCGTCCTTTGCAATAACTCTAACGGTTGGTACGCTGGAGATGGAACGAACCCTGGAGGTGGAACTGTTGCTGCAGCTACGACTTTTGCCTTTGCTGCTGGCTCAATCCTCTCAAAGAAAATGGGAGGCGACAATGGAGCAGTAAAGCAGGGTGAGATCATTCGTATGCGCGGTTCTACGACTGCTGGCTCCGCCACTGGAGATGTCGTTCCTTTCGTAGTGTGCCGTGTTGCTGGACGTGGCTACAAAGGGACAAACGTTTACAATGAGGGAGTTCTTACAAGGGCCCGAAACGCAGGTTATTAATACCGAGCTACCTGTGTTTCAAGGGATGGGGGAGTTTCGCAGGCTCTCCCATCCTTCAAGTTAAACGAGGAGAGGAAGGATGCCGCTTAAAACACAACCAGTAAATAATAAGGGAGAGATTGAAGTCGTTGTAATTTGCGGGACTAGAGATCATCGAGGCGCTGTAGCTGAAACAATCGTAACTTTATGGAATGTCCTGTGGGAAATGAAAAGATCGCCAGTTTACGGCCAATTTCAAGGTGTTGGTTATGCCTTCGTAAGAGCCGGCAACTTCAAGGATTTGAAGGCGGCTTACGAGAAAGATACGATAAGGGGCTTTTTGATAGATGATGATGTTCTTCTCAAATCAGCGCAGCAGGCAAATCTCAAGATGGCAATTGAGACTGCCGACAAGTTTCACTGGAACTTTGTTAGCCCTTATAGGGTGGCTGATGGATGGACATCTATTGCACGCAAAGATGGCACATTGCTGTCTGTTGAGGAGGTCAGGCTTAAACAGCCTTTTGATAGGATTGAGAACGCTGGCCTTGGCTTCTATTATGGTGATTTGCCTCTCACGTACAAGTTTCACGAAGATGGAGTGTTCGGAGGAGAGGATCTCAACTTTTTTCATGAGAATCCTGACCTCGACCCAAGAATTGTTGATTTGGACCTAAAGCATCTTAAGATGATACCTATTGATATGGGAACTCCAATGTTCGTCAAACCTAGGCCAATGGCAGCTCCTAATCAACATATCCCAACTGCGAAAGATCTAGGAATTACTGAGGGGGAGGTGAGGTTGAACAAATAACTTATTAACGTTCTCAACTAAGCGGTGTCAAAGCCATAACCGCATGATCGGAGGATCAAAATGGCCGACCTAGCAGCTACAGATATTACCGTCACCTTACTCCGTCAGAATATTCTGCGCGGCTCTCCTGGTGGCCTCAGATTTAACAACGTCAAGCTAGCCTTTGGTGATGGAGCTCTCACCTATCCAGCAGGTGGCATCCCTATGCCAGCCGCAGCTAAATTTGGTATGCTGAAGCGCCTTGACGGAATCATGATCTACCAAAATGGCATTGCAACTATTGGCTATCTCTGGACCTATGATGTTGCCAACAACAAGCTGAAGGGTTATGAGGAGGTGGCTGCGGCTTCATCCACTGCACTTGCAGATATTGCCCTGACTGCTATTGCCGCCCAAACTCTCTATGCCTTTGCCATAGGCTGGTAGGAGGTGACTCATGGCAGCACCAGCAGTAACATCAGATGTTCAACGTGGAAGTAGGACGCGGGTAATTAGCTTCAGCCAATCAGGGGCTAATGACGGTAACATTGACTTCGAGTTGAACCGGCCTCTAGCATCGCTGACCTTTCAGCTTGCTGGAACTTATTCGGCTGGAACAATCAAGATGCAAGCCTCTAATGATGGAACCAACTATGCAGATACTCCAACTGCTGCATCGTTAGCTGCCAATGGCTTGAAGGGTGTCGCTGCCCTTGATTTGGGCTTCAGATATTACCGGCTGAACTTTGCCTCTATGGGCTCTGGCAATACCCATACTGGAGCTATCGTTGCGAAATTCTACAACTAATCACCGTCCGGGAACCGGACAATGGAGGATCCAGGTGGCCGCCTCATCTAGGCGGTCGCCCGGGAATTAAATGTCAATAGACCAAATCATTGGTATCCTAGTGACTGTAGTCCTAGGCATGACTGGATGGGGGCTGTTCACCTTGGTTAAGTTGGATGCTAAGATGAGTGGCTTCCATCAGTGGCTACTCTCGCATGAGAAGCTTGATGATATTAGGATGGAGAACATCACTCAAAAGTTTGAAAACCTTAATGCCGAAATTAAGGAGCCTATCAAAGAGATTAAGGATCAGATGAAGGGGATGCAGGAGCGTATGTCAAGGATAGAAGAGCGTCATTCCAGAATATCTGAGTTTATCCGCCGTCAGGATGAAAGCACCAGGCGCCAGGATGAAAGAGAGCGTAAAAAAGATGTACCTGTATGAAGCTAAAGACGTTGTTCGTGAGCACTTCGGCCGCTTAGGCCTGCCAACCTCCATCCTCTCAGTTGCCCTGACTGAGGGAAGGAAGGTGGTTGAGAAGGAGGGCAACTTTTGGTGGATGCGAACTACCGCTGACTTCTCAGCCGTTGTTGACTCCAATGAATACTCTATCCAGTCAGGCGGAGATATCGACATTTCCAACTTCAAGGATGGCCGTGCTCTCCAGCAAAAGCTCCCAACTGAAACAAGGTGGGGCCCAGTTGAATTGGGAGTCCTTGATGAAGAAACTCTCAACCTTATGTACGACGACGACGATGAGGGCGAACCTGAGCAAGCCATCATAGATAATACAACCCTTAAGATCTATCCACCATCACCTCAATACGCTTATGACATGCGACTCTATGCCTATCAGTGGACTGACAATCCAACTGCTAACACCAGCACTGATGATCTGCTCAAGAACTTCGGTATGGCGGTTGTGTATGGCGCCCTTATTTGGGGCTTTGAGATTGAGCTTAAGGATCTTCAGGGTGCTGCTTACTGGCGTAATCTTCTTGGCGGTAGTCCTTTCGGTCATGGTGGGGAGATTGCTAGAATCAAACGAGAAAACTTAAAGAGAGATTGGAAAGATAACATTGTCATGGTGCCTCATAAAGGGCCAGGAAGAATCTCAAAGAGATCCCTCAGCAACCTCCAGATTTATTGCAGATAATCAGGATGAATTATGGCAGATGATGTCCTTTATAAAACACCATCTGAGAAGGTGGTCTATGATTATGACTTCTCACCAAAGCTCCCCACAAACGACTCATCAATCACTCTTGCCGTTAGTGCCATTGATGAGGAGGGAACCTCAAGCTCTGCGGTGGTTGGAACAAGTTCAACTTCAGGTACAACTGGAACTGTGCCTCTTCAAGCCGGATCTGATGGCAAAGATTATACAGTTACAATGCGAGCTACCGGGGCTACTTCTGGTGCAATCAGAGACTGGGTCATAGAGATGAGGGTGCGCACAAAGGTTGGTGGAGTAGTTTAGCCCGTCATCGACGGTCGTTAAGGTTGAAGGTCAACGATTAGATGCCACGTAAAGCTGAAACTCAATGGATCAGTAAATTCAACGGCTACGCTGACGTTGCTGATCCTGGTGATACTCCAAAGATCTCATCTGATGTCTTAAATGTCAAATTCAGATTTGGCCGTGTCCTAGGCCGTGGTGGCATGGCTAAGTATCAAGCCATCTCAACAGCCTCCTCAGCTGCCATTATTGGCCTTTTCAACTATCGACGGGCATCTGGCACTCACATGATCTGCCGTATGCTCCCCACTGTCTTTGAAGTCTTTACTGGTGGCTCCTGGGTAGATAAAACAGGCACAGCTCTCAGTGGTTCAGCAACAACGCGCCCCATCTATACCATCATAGATGACACCCTGATCTTCACAAATGAGGGCGCCAACCTTCCTAGGAAGTTCGATAACTCGGGGAATAGCGCCGATGTTGCTTCTTCTGCCGCACCCTATTGTAAGGGTGTACAAGCATATCTTGGTTATCTGTTTGCTTTTAATGTTTCAGACAGCGGGACTTTCTCCGACGTCTTCGATGGTCATAGAACAGGTAGATATGTTGACGACTGGGATTCAGCGGCTGCTTGGACACCTTGCGCATCGAATGAGATCGTTCTTGATGAAACTCCTGGAGTTTGGCTGGCCTCCGCAGTTGTAGGCAAGAACCTTTACGGCATAAAATCTGATGGAGTAATCAAGGTCAGATTTGTTGGTGGCGTCACTAAGTTTGCACAGGATGGCCTGGCATGTGACGTAGGTTGTGTCTCTCCTCTATCAGTAGGCTTGATTGGTTCAGACCCAGCCTGCTCAGCCGGTGCATTCTTCCTTGGGAATGATGCAATCATCTATCAGATCACTGATGATACAGTTCAGGCTATCACATATGACACCTTACCTGATACTCTCTTATCAACAGCGGCCCTCAGCAAGCTGAAATATGCTCGAGGTTTTGTTGACTCTGAGGATGATACATACTACCTATTCTATGACCGAACTGGCTTGAGCAATCAGTTGTTGGATTCCTACGTGAGTTACAATTATCGCACTAAGGAAGTGAGCAAGGGGCGTTTACCGCAGATGATTGCTTGCTCTCCTTTCAAATCAAGTGATCAAGCGGCTGAGGATTTATTAGTTTCAACTACCACATTAGTGAGGACCTTCGATGACTTTTCGTCCATTGACGACGACGGAACAGCAGTCAGTAGATACTGGACAACTGGATGGCAAAAACTTGCCGAAGAGGGATGGTTACATAGAGTACGACTTGTCTTCGCTCGATCTAACGGAGCAAAAGTCGGTGTTTCGATGGCGGAAGGCTATGGGGCTGCCTTTGGAGACGAACAAGTTTTTTCTCTCTCGGGCTCCAACGTCAACGAAACTAATGTGGAAGTTATCTATCATCTTCCGTCCCCTAGGCTGGTTGATTGGGCTAATGTTAAAGTTAGGATTGTACATCAGTCAACATCTGCACGCACTAAGTTGGAAAAAATAGGCTTTGAGATCAGCAATATTCTGCCAACCACTGAGAGGGAAAGAAGGGCTGATCTCCTCTAATGGCAGCGCCGACAAATGTCAGAGTTGAGGCTCAGTCAATATCGACCACAGTCCTTAATTGGACAAGTGGATCGGGTAACACCTCCATTTGGCGCTCAACTGATGGTAGTTCGTACACCAACATCGGCTCAGTATTGCCTGCAACTACAACGTACACTGACACTGGGCTGTCAGCTGATACTAAATATTGGTACAAGCTCTCAGACGATGATGGCGCTACGTTCTCATCAGTTGTCACTGTTTGGACTCATAGTTGTGGGGCAGCTGGCTCTGCTGATAGTGGCTTACAAATCCCTGATGATAACCTTGAGGATTTGGCTAGGCGCGTTGAAGAACTTTTTCATGAGCAAGTGCTCGATGCACAAAGATGTCTCGTTTGTCAGGATGATGGGCGAGTTGTCATTGACTGCGCTGATGGCTGTGATGCCTTCGATGTATTAGCTGATGGTGACATAAACTCCATAAGTATCCAGAACTGCAGCGATAACATAGATGTTGACTTTCTCATACCAGCTAACACAACGCGGAAGATATGTGGCTTCCCTGCTGGCTTAGGATTTACAGGAGATGAATGCTTTCAGGCACCATTTGTTACTGGCCCAGCAGGAGCAACCGCCTCGATAAGGCCTTTAGGAAGTGGTGGCGTTGGTGCTAGATCACGGCCTGGAGTTGGCATAACTCCTAACAGTGGTGGAGGTGGCGGTGGTGGCGGCTGCACTTGCGTACCTGGTAAAAATAATGCCCTTGCAATAAAGAGTTGCAACGCTAATAACTCATTAAAATGCACCTCAACAAAAAACCTAATGCTTTTGGCCTGCGGGGGCAAAGGCCCTTATTCATGGTCAAAGACTGGTTCTATCACCTTAACTGGCCCGAAGGCTGGAGCACAGCCATCCACAACTGCAATAGGTTCAGCAGTCATCGTAAAGCCTCCTACGAATAGTGGATCAGGCGTTGCTGGCAATGCTTACACCATCTATTATCTCTATTGTCAACATTCAGGTGGCGGCGCTGGCGTCTGTTCTGGAACAAAGTTCAATCTTTTTGACTGGCGTAAGTTTGGCTGCAATGACGTTGCTACAACATCTTGTGTTGGTAACTCAGTTGATGGAACTGGCTGTGCTGTTTCTCCAACATCGCCTTGTAAGGGTGGTGACTGCCAAACCAATTGTGACTCTGGAAATTGCTCAGGCCAAGTGCCAGCTTTCAGGGGTGCTGATACTCCCTGCACACATGATGCCAACTTGGGTGGTGGAGGCATGTGTGATACCAGATCGGCAGGGATGATCTCTAATGGCTGTAATCCTTGTGGCTTACAGGCAGGGTCAACAGTTACTGTGACTGATGCATTAGGTACATCAGTTACCATAACATTGAAGGCATAAATGGCTTGCTTCTTGCTTAGAACTCCAGAGGGCAATGAGAGATGGATGGCAGACAATGAGCCCTATCGCCGGCTACCTGGGGAATACATAGTTGAA